TCAACACATACCAGACACTAGATGGCAAGGCGTACTACACAACCGACACTCAAGGCTCATTTGCCGTTGAAATGTTGGCTGATTGGGGCGTAGCTTCATCGCTTTGCGAAATGCTTTGGAATCAAGCTGAAAACTCACCAAATACACCTTTGGCTGTAATCCTTGAAACAGAGCCGGGCACAACTTTCAATTTTACTGTTCAGCCGATTTTTCCATCAGCTGGAGGAACAGCACCAGATGCACAGACTGTTTCAATGACCTTTACCTGTGTGACAACACCTACATTGGCTTAAAGAAAGGAAATCGGGAGCATGAAACTAGCAATCACAATTGAATTTGCATCGGGGGAGAGCGCGACCTATACCGCGCTCCCACCCGAGTGGATGAAATGGGAACAGAAAACCGGAAACACAATTCAGCAAGTATCTGAGAAATTGGGCATTGCTGATTTGATGTTTTTGGCGTATCACGCAATGAAACGCGAGGCAGCCGGCAAAGCTGTCAAGCCGTTTGATGTGTGGTGTGAGACTGTAACTGACATAAACATGGGAGAAACCGAAAACCCAAAAGCTACGAGCCGGGAACCATAAACCGGATCATTTGGGAATTGGCGATCACCACAGGATTGTCACGATCAGAGTTTCAAACAGCTGAGGATGTTTTAACCGCTTTCGAGATACTGAGGATCAGAAATGGCAACTGAGACAATCACTTATGACAAGAGTGATTTGCGCGGAATCGTCAAGGCTTTCAAAGCCATGGATGATGCAGCTGTCGAGCAAGCCAAAGGCGTTTCAAATGGGTTGGCCACTTATGTGCAATCCAAAATCATTGCATCAGCTGGAAGCCGACCCAATCAAGCTGCCTTACGGGTTGCACAAGGATCCCGTGTAAGTAAGTCATCAAAAATTGGTGAAATCTCATTTGGTTTTGTTTCTCAGAAATTTAGCGGTGGCGGTACAACTCAACAGCTTTGGGGCGGTTATGAATTTGGATCAAATAAATTCAAACAATTCCCGGTGTGGTCAGGCCGTGAAGGTCGTGGATCCAGAGGATACTTTATTTATCCAACATTGAGAGCTGAACAGCCTCACATCATTGCTCAATGGGAGCAGGCATTTTCTAAGATTTTGAAGGAGTGGTGATGGCTGGTCAATCAAGAACACTCAAACTCTCCATTTTAGCTGATGTTGATCAGCTCAAAAAGAATCTCAACACAGGTTCAAATGAAGTCGAAGGATTTGGATCGAAGCTCGGTGGATTTGCCAAAAAAGCTGGTGCAGCTTTTGCAGTAGCCGGTGCAGCTGCCGCGGCTTATGCCAGCAAATTGGCTGTCGATGGTGTCAAAGCTGCCATTGAGGATGAGAAAGCACAAACACAACTGGCATTGGCATTGGAAAATGCTACGGGTGCAACAAATGCACAGATCAAAGCCACCGAGGATTCAATCTTGCAAATGTCATTGGCAAGCGGTGTTGCTGATGATGATTTACGACCAGCTTTGGGCCGATTGGTACGATCAACTGGAGACATCACAAAAGCTCAGGATTTACTTTCGACCGCTTTAGACATAAGCGCGGCCACAGGCAAGCCTTTGGAGGCCGTGGCAAATAGTCTTGGCAAAGCTTATGATGGCAATACCGCAGCACTCGGAAAATTGGGCGTAGGTCTTTCAGCTGCCGAATTAAAAACAATGTCATTTGAGCAAGTGCAAGGCCGATTGACTGACTTATTTGGTGGGGCCGCAGCTGCAAATGCAAACACTTATGCTGGACAAATTGCCAGAGTGCAGGTGGCTTTTGATGAAGCCAAAGAAACAGTCGGCCAAGCACTTTTGCCAATTCTTGACAAGCTTTTGGGATTTATCAATCAAAACGCATTGCCAGCAATCAATGCTTTGGCTGCCGGCTTTAGCCTCACAAGTGGCGATGGTTTCGGCAAAGTAATCAGCGATGTGGCAGGTGTTGTCAAATCAATTGTGACACCGGTTTTTGAAGCATCGGTTACTTTATTTGGAAAACTCAAAAAAGTCATTACAGATAACAAAGACAATTTTGAATCATTTTTTGATTTTGTAAAGGCAGCTGCACCGGTAATTGGTAAAGTTTTAGGTGCAGCGGTCGGCATCATTGGAGATGTCGCAACCATTGTTTTGGACATCATTGCCAAAGTTTTGGGTGCAATCAAACCATTAATTAACACAGCAATTGATGGCATCAACAAGGTCATCACAGGAATCAACCTCATCAAACCCGGATCAGACATAAAGTATTTGAGCAAAATCGGTGAAGGATCAACAAGCACCGGGCCGCTTGGTAATTTCAGCATGAGCACGGGTGGTGTTTCTACTAGCGCGACAACGGGCACAACCGGTGGCACAACCGGTGCAGCTACTACTGGTGGCGCTACCATAGGTGGAGTTACAACCGGTGGAGGTGCATCGGGTACGGCAACAAACGCAATCACGACTGTTGCCAAAAAAGCCACTCAAGTAGTCACAGACATTGCTGGTGCTTTTGATAACTTTACAAGCGGTACAACCACTTTGGCCGGAATCATGGCCCAATCAAATCAAGCTTTTGCCTTTGGCACATCGGGAGTCAATACAAACACTCTTGCCGGAATTATGGCAGCCTCAGCTCAGCCAACAGTAACAATCAATGTGAACTCGGCATCTGTAATCGATGAGGAAGGTTTCAATCGAGCAATTGTTTCGGCTTTGAACAATTCAACCTTTCGCGGCACAAACGGGCCGGGAAGTCTTGTGGCCGTTTAATGAGCATTTTTAATCCTGTTTGGAAAGTCATAATTGGCGGCACAGAATTCACCAATTATGCGCTGGCCAATCTTTCAATTACATCAGGCCGGACAAACATTTATGAGCAAGCAAATGCCGGATATGTCAATCTCCAGCTGATCAATCTGGATCAATCGGCCATTGACATTGAAATCAATGATGCTGTGACGATTGAGCTTCAAGATTCGACAAACACATTTGTGCCGATTTTTGGTGGCACAGTCGCGGAGTTTGACATTGGCATCGCTGCATCAGGTTCGGTGGCAATTAACCAATCGGTGTCAATTTTGGCTTTGGGCGCATTATCCAGATTGCCAAAAGCCTTGACCGATGGTGTTTTGTCAAAGGATTTTGATGGGGATCAGATTCTTACAATTTTGACTGATCTGTTGATCAACTCATGGAACGAGGTGCCGGCAGCTTTGCAATGGGCTACCTATGATCCAACAGAGCAATGGCAAAACGCACAAAACACCGGATTGGGTGAGATTGATACACCAGGCAATTATGAGCTGGCCAATCGTGGTTCATCGAGCATTAATGTTTATTCATTGGTATCGGCTTTAGCGACATCGGGATTAGGTTACATTTACGAAAACGCATTGGGGCAAATCTCTTATGCGGACAGCACGCATCGATCAGCTTATTTGGCAACCAACGGATACACGGATCTTTCAGCTGCTCAGGCTTTAGCCAATTCGCTATCAATCCAGACTCGATCTGGTGACATCCGAAACGAAATTGTGTTGAAATACGGCAACAATTCAAGCAATGAGGTTGTCGATTCTGATGCAACATCAATTGGCTTGTATGGCAAATTAGCCCAAATCATTACAACCACCATTGAAAATGCCAGCGATGCCGGGGATCAAGCTGCTTTTTATTTAACGCTCAGAGCCTATCCACAGGCCAATTTCAATCAAATTACTTTTGAGCTGACCAATCCCGAAATTGATGATGCTGACCGGGATTCCTTGATCAACATTTTCATGGGGTTGCCGTTGCGTATCAGCGACTTACCGCTGAACATGGCATCGGGAACATATTTGGGATTTGTCGAAGGATGGACATGGCGAGCCGCATACAACAGCGTTTCGGTCACGGCTATTCTTTCGCCATTGGCATTTTCATTGCAAGCCATGCAATGGCAGGATGTCTCGATCACAGAGCAATGGAACACAATCAGCAACAGCCTCACATGGGCTGATGCCTTAGTCGTAGCGTAAGGAGAAAAAATGGCAAACCCGACATCAAATTTTAACTGGCAAATGCCGACACCGACCGATTTGGTCACGGATTTGCCAGCTGATTTTGAGGTATTTGGTCAGGCGGTCGATTCATCGATGGCCGATCTTTTAGGCGGCACAACAGGTCAAATTCTTGCAAAGAATTCAAACACCAACATGGATTTTGTGTGGATCACAAATGATGTCGGTGACATAACAGCTGTTACAGCTGGCACCGGTATTTCAGGCGGTGGTACATCTGGTGATGTAACAATCACAAACTCAATGGCAACAGCTATTGATGCAAAAGGTGATCTCGTTGCTGGTACTGGAGCAGATGCTTTTGCTCGTTTGGCGGTAGGCGCAAACGATTTATTGCTTACGGCTGCAAGCGGTGAAGCAACAGGATTAAAATACACTGGTGGCTGGACTGCTTACACACCAACGAGAAATGCGATTACTGTCGGAAACGGAACAGAAACAGCTCGTTATTGCAAAATTGGTAAAACAGTAATTGTTCAATATTCGTTGGTTCTTGGATCTACATCATCAATCGGAAGTGACGCTGGAATCACAGCACCTATTACGCCAATAACAAAACCTACTGGCTCAGTTTTGTTCTTGGACGCTGGAACTTCGGGCTACCATGGACAATTTGACTATTTCTCAGTTGGCAACACGATGTATTTCACAGTTGGAAATGCAACTGGAACATATGTTGTACAAAATTATTTGACTGCCACCATTCCTTTCACTTGGGGAACTGGCGATAGCATTACTCTGACAACATCTTATGAGGTGGCATAATGTTTAGATTCAATCCAACATATCCAGATGCGACTAACGAGCAAAAATGGGAGCAGATTAAGTTATGGCGTAATGCTGAGTTATCTCGTACCGATTGGACACAAGTTATAGACTCACCAGCTGACAAAACGGCTTGGGCAATTTATCGTCAAGCTTTGCGCGATTTACCGGCTCAAGGTGGGTTGGCTGAGGATGTGGAATTTCCAACCGCGCCATGAGTAATTTTCCACAAGGCACATTGCCTCGATTGATTCAGGTTGCTTTGGCCGAGGTTGGCACAGCTGAAACCGGCAACAATGAGACAAAGTACGGCAAATTTATGAAAGCCGACAAACTGCCATGGTGCGGAAGTTTCTTGAATTGGTGCTCGTCGGAGGCTGGAGTCAAGGTGCCAAATGTTGTCAGCACACGAGCTGGAGCAGAGGCGTTTAAGAAAGCCAAGCAATGGCACACGACACCAAAAATTGGTGATTTTGTTTTCTTTGATTTTATGGATGATGACAAAACAATTATCAATCACATTGGTTTGGTGATTCGCTGTTCGGAGAAACAGATTGTGACCATTGAAGGCAACACATCAGGCGGTGGAGATCAGCGCAATGGTGGCGAAGTAATGGTCAAATCAAGAGCTTTGGGAGCACGCTCATTTGTTGTCGGTTATGGCCGACCAACTTATGAGCCATTTTCTGGTGATCTACCAGATCGACCAAAAGGAGAAAAATAATGGAACAAGCAAAAGCAATTGCGGCTTCATGGGGTCGCTCATACTTAGCAGCGGCATTGGCCGTGTACATGGCTGGCGGAGACATCAAGGCAATGGCAATGGGTGGCGTTGCAGCTATCGTGCCTGTCATTTTGCGCTGGCTCAATCCAGCTGACACAGCTTTCGGATCAACGGGGAAATGATCCCGAAACTACGCGCGGCAGGTTTAGCTTTGATCCTTTCGCTAAGCCTTGCCGGGTGTGGTTATGACGGGTGGGTCAGATACCCATGCCAGCTGCACGAAAATTGGGAAAACAAAGAGTGCCAAAAGCCGCAATGCAAGGTCACTGGTACCTGTACGGAGGATTTGATAGGCGATGGCTTCGAAAAGTAAAGAGCGATTGAGCCAAGAGGACATCAAAGCTCGGTTAATGTTTTTGATTGGTTCGGTGCTGGCCATTGTGTTTCTCATTGTTACTTTGGGCATCACTTATGCATTGATCTTTGTTACACAACCAATTGGAGCACAGGCTCCCAATGATGCAGCTTTCATCGATCTGCTCAAGACTTTGGCGATTTTTCTTACCGGGTCATTGGGTGGGGTTTTAGCATCTAACGGCCTTAAAGACAAGACCAAATCAGAATACGAAAAAACTATTGAAAGGCGTTTATCCGGTAGCGACACGCCATGATTTGAGCGTGATTGTTGTATTTGTCGGCTGATCCTGTCACTCTCTATTTCGGGAGCTGATTCGCGGCTCCCAGAATCGGGAGCAACAAAATGGATGAACTATCAATTGTGGTCATGTGTCTGATCGCTGGGGCCTTGTGGTCCGTCATGTCGTATTCGGTCGGTTTCAAGGAAGGCCAGCGACAAGGTTACACACGAGGCCGGGCGGTATCACGCCACATCTCTCAGCTCAATGAGAAGGTGGACAACTAATGGCCGGATTTCTAGAAAACTACGAAGGCAACAAAGAGCGAACAGATCGATGGATCATCACATTTCCAAAAGGTAGGTTAGAAGCTCAAATCATTGAATTCAATGCCGAAAAAGGTTATGTGCTTGTGCAAGCTAAGGCATGGCGCAATCAAGAGGAAACAGAGCCAGCCGGTATTGATTACGCTTTTGGTTATCGCGAGGCGTACAACCCGAACATGAAACGCTGGTTTGTTGAGGATACTGTCACATCAGCTTTGATGCGCGTGATGGCCTTGGTTATGGGTGGCACCGAGAAGGCCACAAAAGAGGTCATGGAGCAAGTCAAAGTCAATGATGCACAAAAGCCTCAAGATTACGACTATTGGACAACCAAATTTGGCGAGGTGCCAAGCTACAAGACAGCCGATGAAGCTGAGCAATCAGGAATTCCATCACTCGGGTCATCGATGGATGAGATTGCCAAGCAATTGGGTGGAGAGCTTGTACAAGAGGCACCTGAATGCCGTCATGGGCATCGTGTTTGGCGCACCGGCACATCGGCAAAAACAGGCAAGGATTGGGCCAATTTCTCATGCGTGGGCAAAAAGCCAGATCAATGCGATCCGCTTTGGTATGTTTTTACGAGTCGAGGAAAATGGGAGCCACAAGTATGAGCGACTTTGTTGAAATCATCTATCCTCAAGAAATGAAAGCGCGGTTGATGTGCAATGGCGAAATTATTGAGGAATACAAAATTGATCAATGCGACAAATGCTCACAGTTAAGGCGATTGGATCACTTTGGCTACCAAAAAGGCTATGACAAGCAAGACAACATCATTTGGTTTTGTGGTGAGTGCCGATGATTGACCGCATCGAGGAAGTGCAATGCATGATTGCAGCGATTTCGCATTGCCATGATCGATCAGCTGATCACAGCTCACGCATCGTGCGCAATCTGTCATGGTTTGAGTATGTTGCCCAAATAGCTGAATCAATGGTTTCTGAGTGGGTAGTGGCCAAAGCTTTGGGATACGAGTACACACCCGGCATCACATGGGATAAATCGAAAGCCGATGTGGGCGAGCACATAGAAGTCAAATGGTCAAGCAATCCGCACTCAAATCTGTGGATTCAGGAATCAGATCGCCATGATCGTGACATTGCCGTATTGGTTACAGGCAACTCACCAAAAATGCACATTGCCGGGTGGATTCCGGTGGCCGTGGCCAAGAAGCCGCGCTATC